ATTCCGAACAGGCAAAAGCGTTGCTGCGGTCCACAAAGCGATATTCCTTAGCGCATTGCATTTGGGTAAAGCAGGAGCCCTATTATCGCCAACATACGGAATGTCCAAAAGAAACTTATTGCCCATCTTTAGAAAAGTTAGGGACCAATATCACCTCGATATTAGAGGCCTATCAACAGCCAATCCAGCTGCTTTAGAAATTGTTTGGGGAAATAAAATATCTACAATTTATTTAGATATTAGTGCTGAGAACCACGATAGATTGAACGGTGTTAGTCTCGCGTGGGCAGGATTAGATGAAGCCGACAAGTGTAATACGCCCGAGGTAGCAGAACTTGCGTGGATGCAGATGGGTTCACGTCTTTCCGATCCAGCACCCGGTGAAATCGGTATTCGCTTTGCTACATCCACACCGGAAGGTTTTGGCTTTATGTATTCTACTTTTGCAGAGAAGCAAGAAGCCCATAAGAAACTCACTGTGGTATCGATGCTCGAGAACTATATGTTGCCCGATTCTTATGTAGAGAGCCAGCTTCGTAGTTTGCCTAAACACTTGCATAAACCGTATATAAACGGCGAATTTACCAATATCAATAAGAACGTTGTATACGTTGAGTATGACCGCGATCTAAGCGATACTCAATTAACCCTAAACGATCTTAAAGACACTGAAATTCTACACGTAGGCATTGACTTTAACAATAATGGTATGAGTGCAGTAGGTTTTGTTATACGAGAAGGTAAGGGCCACATCATTTATGAATGCATTGGCTCAATGAATACCAAAGCTCTATGTGCAAAGATGCAATTAGACCTAGCAGGCAAGAAGTTTGTTTGCTATCCTGACCCAGCTTGTATTCAACAAAAGAGTAGCAGCGATAATACCGACTTGGTTATATTACGCCAATTTGGATTTAAGATACAACTAATGAACATTCATCCTGAAGTTCAAGATCGTGTTAACTCAGTTAATGCGCGATTTAACAATATTAAGGATGAGCGTAGATTATTTGTAAATAAAAGAACTTGCCCACTAACAGTGAAAGCCTTATTGCAGCAAGTTTATGATAGCAGCGGAGTTCCGCAAAAGAAGCAGAAGTTAGCTGGCACGACCGCAACTCAGGTCGATGGACCATTGGACGCACTTGGATACGGAGTATTTACAAAGTGGCCCTTACAAAACCAACGAGCAAAGAAAATAACTATTCAAGGATTTTAATTATGGCAAAGAAAATAGACCCAAGTGTAACGCACCCAGACTACGAAGATCTGGAAAGAAAATATGAACTTACAGAAGACGCATTCGAAGGCGATGTATGCGATTTCGTCCCCAAACTTGTTAATCAATCACAAAAGGAATATGAAGCCTATGTGAGTCGTGCAGCATATTTTAATATGGTAGAAAGAACTGTAACCGCAGTAACAGGTGCTCTTACTAGAAAACCTTATGTGTTAACTGGTTACGAAACTTTCCCTAGCAATGAATATGGTGACGGAACAACTTTCGTGCAAGCCTGCTACCGAGATTTGCTTATTGGTGCCCGAGTTTCAATACTTGTTGATGTAGGAGATGATGGCACCTCTACTATTATTCCTTATGATGCTGATGATATTATCAATTGGTATGGCGAAGGTGACAAGCCAGGCGATTTTATTATGGTTAAACAAGAAGAACTTGTGCCCGATCCCGATAATCCATATGCGCAAATTGAAGTTAAATCTTATCGTGAATTATATATTGATGAGTTTAATAATTACTCTGTGAGAGTATGGCGTCAAAGACAGAAGAATCAGTGGTATTCGGAAGATTTACCACAGTTCTTAGTTAATGGTGCACCTATTCAATATATTCCTCTGTGGTTTGTTACACCTTTTGATAATACAAGCAGTGTTTACAACCCACCATTGTTCACACAAGCAACTCTAAATATTCAACACTTTAGACAAGCAACTGATTTGGCACATTATGCACATTTTATGGCATTACCTACATTTACTATTGTTGGTGATTTATATACCTACACAGATGATTTAGGCAATCAATCACAAGCCCAAATTAAAATGGGTTCCACACAAGAAGCTCTACACCTTACACAGGGTTCAAGTGCTCAATACACAGAGGTAAGTGGCGCGAGTTTCTCTATGTTACAGAGCGAAATGAAGAATACCGAAGAACGTATCTACATTGCTGGTAGCCGATTACTATCTAGTAAGAAGGGAATCGAATCCGCTGAAGCACTACAACTTCGTTCAGGTAGTGAAAGTGCAGTCTTAGACACAATGGTTCATTCATTTCAATCAGCATTAAATGCTGCTCTAGAATTATGTGGCCAAATTGATAATGTGCCAGGTGCTACTATTGAGTTGAACAAGGATTTCACTGCCGCAACATTAGATCCAGCGGTAACAAAGTCCTTATTAGAGCTTTATACGGCAGGAACTATCACATTAGACCAGCTTTTAGGCGAGTTATACGCAGGAGAAGTAGTGGCCGCACCAGCCTAATGATAAATAATCGATAACATATTACGGAGTAATATAACAATGTTAAAAATGATAGAACAAGTAGTCCCGGCGGGATTAGAAACTTATTATGAACCAACTGATAGTGGGGCTTTCCGACTAAAAGTTGAAGATGCTGTTCCAATTGCTGAGGTAGAAGTACTGAAGCAGAAGAACAAAGAGTTTAGAGACAATAATATTGCTCTACTAAAAGACAATGAGAAGTATAAAGGCTTTTCACAAGTGTTTGGTGGTGAAAATATTAGTGCCGATAAGC